GGCATTTTGAGCCTGCCGGGGCTTTGGTCATCTTCTACAATTTAGACGGCACGGGCACCTCCGCCCCGTCCACGCCACACTCCTCGTCTCCCCCTCGGTGGTGGCGTGCCTCTCCTTCTTCCCCTAAGAGCTTCGCGTGCTTCTTCTGCAATCGGATTATGTCCGCCTCGATCTTGGCGACGGATTCCGCCTTGGTTGGCTGCGGCTCTCCTTTGAGGAAAGCGGCCACGGCGGGCTTGGCCAGCAGGTTGGTCACGGCGGCCTTCTCGTCGTGGGCCACCTTCCTCAAATGCTTGAGGAAGTTCTGGATGTCGTTGAACACCTGCTTGGTTGGTGGCTTCCCCAGGCCGTCGATTGCCTGGATTGCCTCCCCCGTCAACCCTCGCACTTTGCTCGGGAACTGTTGGATTAGCTCGTAAACACTGCACATTGTGATCAGAATCAAAATTACGAATGCCCACTCCCTCTCCGTCAGGCTGGGAATCATCATCCAGCGTATGTTTATAGGGTGATTCTTCTTCACTCCTATCAAAGACGGGCAGGGCCATGATGTTGGTGGTAGTTTGGAGGTCGCGTTGCCGTTCGCGTAAAACCTCCACGTCGACACCCACTCTGGCTGAAATGCACTGAATCATCAGCTCGGTGTCGGCGGCATCTTGGGGCCATGAAGCATTGGTAACGGCGCAGGCTGCATTGGTCTCCTGAATTGCAGCCTCTCCGTAACACCAATAAGGCTTCTCCTTGTTACGACTCTTCCGAGCGTCCCGTACCTCTCGCGAACTAACCTCGTTGCTATAGTATTTGATGACGGCATTGGCATAATCACTGGTGATCGGGGTTAATCGATCAGTGACTAAATACCCTTCTAGCCTGTCAGTAGCAGCGTCGGCTATTGGGATGTTGGGGTCCCTGGCGGTCAGATGTTTCCGCCATGTCCGCAGTGGGTCTTGGAACGATGTCAGTGTGAAATGGATGTCGGGAAAGACCCGCGCCAGGAAGCAAACACCCTGGGCAGGATCGGGCTTCTCGATCTTAATTGTCAAGCCCAACGCCTCACAAACTTGTTCGATCTTCCGTTTGAGGCGTTTATCCGACACTCCATCGTCGCCAAACTTGGGTCCGAATAGTGGTAGCAGTTCCTCCGGTTCACGTTCCGGGTACACCTCCCTCAGCGCGCAGTATTCCACAAATTCGCCATACAATGTGTTCTTATCACAAGTGGTCGGTGAACCACTCTTAACTCCCACTCCGGGTTCGTATGCGAAATTGAACCGCTTAGCCCTCGCGGGGGCGGTTATCTCGAAATCCTGCAAGCGCCGGGACTCATTTTGGTAGTCAGGGTGTGTAGCTCGCAAATATATAGCCTGTCCAATATTCTTTTGCATCCAAATCGACACGGTCCCATCCAAGTTGGAAAAATCTGTCTCTATCGCCGTTTCAACCCCACAAACGAACTCCTGAAGCGTTTGTGCGATCTGCACGGGAGTCTTGCCTGGGCAAAACCAATGTCGATGTCGTTCATCGTGCAAAATCGCGTCACGCACGGCCAGCGTGTGGGATGAGTACTGCAGCAGGAAACGGAAATCTGCCGCAGCTGCGATCATTCTGGGAGCTTTATTACAAGGTTCGTTCTTGATGAACGTCTCCCACCTTCTTTTGGGATCCATGTCGACCGTCTCCAATATTTGCTTGATGCCAAGTTGTTGAGATGGTTTATCAAGCATCTCCATAGTTCTCTCCATAGAGTAGGGCGTCACCTCACCCGCGAAGGGCACTATCAAGCGAGAGAACTCGTTAGCATAACGGTTGTATTTAGCTGGTGGCACTTTGGAATTGGCCACATCAGTCACTCTACGCTCAATAGACTGAGATAACGCTTCCCACCTCTTGATCTGCGGAACCATATTGGGATCAGATGTTAATGGGCTAGAATAGCTGCG